CGGATCATGATGCCAGCCATACGCGGCGCGAGCGGACGGATCACGATGTACGACGTGATCGGGTCCATCACACGACAGCCGCCCGACAGTGCGATCAGGCGATGGCTCTGCATCGTCTCACGCCAGTCGAAGTCGTTCTGCATCGAAGAGCCTGCGCTCTCGACGATCATGTGACCGAGCAACTGATTGCAGATCGGCGTCGCGCTGGCGACGATCGGATTCGCACCCGCCATCACCTCGGCTTCGTACGCTGCAAGCTCGCCGCTCACGTCCCACGTCTCGGTGAAGGTCGCGCCGGTGCCAGCACCAGTCGATGACAGCGGCTCGACCGGCACCGTCGGCGGCGCGGTGGTGCCGACGATGAAGCCAGCATTGACGACGCTCGCTGTGAGGATCGCGCCGTTGCCGCCGACGTCATCAATCGAGTCAACGTTGAGGATGACGTTGTCAGGCATCATCAGTTGCTCGCCGACCGTATAGCCGAGACCACCGGTCCCGATGGCCGCAGCCGTGCAGGTGTAGCCGGGCGGAGGAACGACCACCGTCGGCGGGCTGTCGTACCAAGCGCCGGGCAGTTCGAGCACCACCGGGCCGAGCGTGCCGTTGCTCATGCCGATGGCGTGGCCGGTCGCGGGCACCACGTTGATGCCGCCGCCCTCGAACTCGATGGGATAGAGATGATCCATCACGTAGTTCTGGCCGGGCGCGGTGCGCTCGATCCTGCCGATGCCGTTCGCCATCTGCGAGGTGTAGCCGGGCGCAAGCAGGATGCGCGGCGTGAAGCCGAGCTTCGCTGCAGACTTGAGGAACGCCCACATGCCGGTGCCCTGCAGCGAGTCGCCAGCGATGTTGCTGATGGTCTGCTGCAGCGCCAGTGCGGGATCAGGGTCGGTGCCCTGCGCAGTGCGGATCACAACGATGCGGCCAGCGAACTGCGTCTCGCCAAGCTGATCGTTGATCGCGCGCACAGCGTCGGCGAGGTAGCCGGAGTAGCCGAGCTTCTTCGTCTTGTTGTGATCGTTCGAGTTCAGGAACACCGGAGTGTCGAGCGGATAGATAACCTGATCGGCCAGCGGTGAGGGACCGATGAGTCCGATGGTGGAAAGGTCGGCGGCAAGTACGGGCCGCGCGCCTTCATCGACTTTGCGAATGCTAATACCAAATACCGGATCGCCCATTGTCGTCTCCTTATTTGTGAGCGGGGGGAATCTACATCGTGCTTGGTGGCGTGATGATCTCTAGCTGCTTGACGGTGAGTCCGTGCATCTTGACTGCAAGCAACAGCCTCGGCTCAACACCAGCCGATGCCAGTGAGAAGATGCGAATCTCGCGTACGTAGTCGCCGACGTTCTGATCCTGCACAATAGGCGTCACCACCACCTGCCCAACAGGATTGCACTCCATCGTCATCGCCGTCATCGTCAGCGGTGACTTTGGCCAGACCTCGTGCGCGACAGGAATCTGATTTGTCTGTCGCCCTTCAAAGAAAGCTATGTCAGCCATGTCGGCTCCCTTCCAAGAATTTGATGAGCTTGTCCTGATCGACGCCAAGCTCCTTCGCGAGCGCTTCGACGAACGGTCGCTCCGACATTGGCTCGGGATCGGTGAATTCGCGCGTCTTCAGATCGAAGAACTTGCGCCACAGTCGCTCGTGATCTTCGCCGTCGTAATCGAACTCGATCAGCTTGGTGTTCTCCGGCCAGATCATCTCGCCTTCGCGGTTCGTGGTCATCACCTGCCAGCGACCCTCGAACTGCTTCAGCGTCATCTTCAGCGACACTGACGTCGCGATGCCGACCTCTCTGCGATAGTCGTACCAATCAACGCCATCGGACACGCGCTTGCAGAACATCACTCTCGGATTGTGATCAAACAGCCAGTGTTTCTCCGGCCTGTAGGCAACCCAGTCGCCGTGATCGATATATTCCAGCATCGTTAATCCTCAGTAGCTTGCAGCGTACCAGCCGCCCGCGATCATCATGTGGCATTGCCGATAGCGACCGATCACGTAGTAGGACGAGTAGCAACCGGTGATGCCGGTGATCACGCCTGCGCCCCACGGCTCCTGCAATTGGTTGTAGTAGTGCTGCACGTCGCCGAGATGCGCGAAGCGAATCCTGTAGACCACTTCATTGTAGCGATGGTTCGCTGCCGTCCACGCATGATGGCTCGCGGTGTTGTTGACGTAGTCGTGAATCCATCCGTACGCGCCGAGCCACATCTGCGAGGAGTTGTTGACGTACGCGCGCCAACCGCCGTCGTGACCGAGGAAGCCGATGTTGTCGTCGTTGTGGTGGATGTACATGTTGCCCCATGTGCCATCCCAGAACCGAATGTAGTTCGCGTTCGGACTCTCCAAGACCATGTCGCCACGGATGGTCAGCGCGCCGTTGATGTCTATCGGCCCGTGCGACGTCATTCCCCACGTCGTCGTCCAGTGTCCCTGCGTGCTGATGCTGTAGCAGTTCAGGTGATGCACGTTCATGCCACCGTGGAACGCGCCGCCGCCACCGGTGAAGGTGTGCGTCGCGCCGTCCCAATAGTGATACGCGCTGCCGGTGTGATTGAGGAAGACCACGCCGGTGCCGCTGGTGCCGCGATGGAGATAAAGATCGCCGTCGATGTTCATGCCGCCGACGTTCGAGAGATAGCCGGTGGAGATCGGCCCGAGCGTCACGCCGCCATCGCTGCGCCGGATGTGCAGCCCGGTGCCGAGATAGTTGCCCGCGTCGCCGTAGCGATACAGCGCGAAGTCGTCAGAGCCATCGCCGAGCGCCATCACCCACCGGCGCGCGCCGTCATAGTTGAGACCTTCGAGCAATCGATCCTGCTGCGGGCCTGTCGGCTTCATCAGCAGCGAAGGATAGCTGTCGTTGATCGTCAGGTCGCCGCGCATCGTGCCGCCAGCACCGAACGCATCATCGACATACTTCTTGCTGGCAGCGTGCGCGTCTTGCGTCGGATACGCCGGGATCGTGAGCGGACCGGTCATCACATCGCCGGTCTTCTTCACCGCCGTGTTGACGTACTCGACGATGCGCGAGCGCACCCATCCGCTGGTCGGAATGTAGTTGTCGTTCGCGTTCGACGGCGGCGCGAGACCAACCTGCAGCGCCTCGAACGGCACGGTGCCGTCGCGTCGAATGAACGCGTAAGCATCGAGACCAGACTCCGCCAGCGCTTGCGCTGCGGCCATGATCTCGGCGTGCAGGAAGACCACCTCCTCGTGGTCAGACACCACCACTTCGTGCATCGGCGTGATGGCGTCGTGATAGAGCTTCGCTGAATCCGCCATGCCCGGCGTCGATGACACCATGTAGGGATGCGGACCGGGCGAGCCGTGGATCGCCGTGATGTTCACTTCAAGAATGCCGGTCTTCTGATCGTAGTTGACCAGCCGCGCGATGGCGTAATCGTCGGGCGCATCGACGTGCTCGATGATCAGATAAGGCGACGGCGTGAACGTGTCGCGCTGCACGCCTTCATCGACATACATCGCCATGTAGCCGAGCACGAGCGTGTACGGTGTCGAGATCGGAGCGAGCAGGAAGCCGAGCTTGGTGACCGCGAGGATGTCTTCGGTTGCCGGGATCAGGATGTCATTCATGCGCAGCAATGCCGCCGCACGAATGTCCTCGCCGATCTTGGTCAGCATGCGGTCCACTTCTTCCAAGTCTTGGAAGCGAGCCTCAAGCGACGGCAGCAATCGCTTCATGTACGGAAGCAACTGCGTGCCGGGCTTCAGTTCGAACTCTTCATCGAGCCGCTTCAGTGCCATCGGTCAGGCCTTCTTCTTTGCCGTGGTTGGCGCGACGCTCTTCGTCGTGGTCGGTCCGACATCGGGCGGCGCTGGTGTCGGCCCGATCAGCACTGCGTCGATGATCTTCGGCTGCACGTTCGGATCGGCGCAGACATTGCCGGTCATCTTGTACGCGCGACCGGGATTGAGAATGCGCCCGACATACTGACAAGGCGAGCCGAACTTGACGTTGTACACCATCGCCGGATCGTACGACGCCGGAAGCTCTCGCTTGTCTGGCAGCGGCGGAGGATTGTGCGGCGACGGTGTCGGGCGTGCGTTCGGTGTGATCACGCGATCATCGAGCCACTCGCCCTTGCGTATCTCGCGGCGCGATCCTTTGCCGTCAGATGCCGGGTAGTTCGCCGGTGATGCATGACCGGGATCGAGCTTGGCGCGCGCGGCTCTGATGCGCTCTTCGCTCATCGGCATCGTCGCGTTGCGCTGTGGGAATCTATCGGTAGCCATCTGTTGAGTTCTCCCTGATCACATGAGGTTGATGCCGATATCGACACGCTCGGAAACGTGGAACAGCGCGAGCGCGTTGTCCGACCAGCCCTCGCATCTGATCTTGTAAGCCGTGATCGGTGTGCCACCGAACGACGCAAGGTCCCAGATGCAGCGACGACGCAATCCTGTCGGATCGTCCGGCGCGACTTCATCCTCGATCACTGCAGGCGGCACCACGTTCTGGAAGCCCGCACCGATCAACAGCGCTGGCGTGAAGGTGTGGTACTCGTAGCCAGCACTGTCTTCACCGCGCCACGCGTCGAGCCGGAAGTCCACGTAGACCGTGTTGACCGGGTTCGGCATCGTCCGCACCGTCGAGATGTGACGGAAGTCATTGCGAGGCCGCGACGTCAGCGAGCGCGAATTCGCAGCGACGCCGATGCCCGGCATCTCATCGGTGGTGCCGACAAGGATGCAGCGCAGTGGCAGCAGCGGCGGCAACGCGACCAGCGGATTGCTGTCGTAGTAGCCGAGCGGCACCCACACGCCGTTGTGCTGAATCTCGAATGAGATCGTGGTGCCCGGCGGACGCGTCGAATCGAAGTTGAGATCGATGGCCGCGATGCCGCCATTCAATTCGAGGCCAGCCAGTTGCACGGTGCAGCGGGTGGACTCGAACTCCGCGAAGTTCAGCCGCAGTGCGATGTCCTTGGTCAGGTCGCCCGAGGCCCACGCGCCGTCCGTCGATGTGAACAGCGAGCCCTGCGCGAACTTGTTGTTGTGCACCAGCGACACGAAGTGATTGCCGGGCGTCTGCAGCACGACAGCGTAGCGCTTGCCCTTCGCCAGATAGGTCGGAAGGAATCCGATCTTCGTCGCGAACGGTGGCGAGCGCAGCAGGTCCGACACGATGGTCGAGCGTGCGATCACCTTCTGATAGTTCGGCGCGCCGACGTCGTTGCACTCGACGATCAGCGCGTGCACGTCGCCGGATGTGGCGATGCGCGTGAAGAACAATTCCACCGACGTCAGCCAGCCGCCCTGCGAGTTCAGGAACGACTGCGCCACCACCGAACCGCTGAGACCTTCAACGGTGATGATCTGCCGCCAGTAGTAGGAGTCGATGATCTCATCGACCCAGAACTGCGCGATGCGCAGCACGGTGTGCGTCGAGACATCCTGCACGTCAAGGATTTGGAATGTCTCGGTGCCACGCGTCAGGATATTGCGGATCGGATCGTAGATCAGATCGGTGTTCGGCGTCATGCCGGTCGAGCCGCCGAAGCCGTTCGCCCATTCGCCCATGCCGATTGACGTCTGCCAGTCCTGACCGGATGGCGCGAACCACCAGCAGCCGTTGTAGCAAACATACATCGGCGTGCCGAAGCGGATGCGCGTGCGGGTCTTCGTGCACAATTCCCAAGAGATGGTTTGGAATTGATACTGCGAGATCGACAACTCGCTGTCGTTGCCGAGCACTTCGAGCCGCGTCTTCTCGTGATAGAGCGGCAGCACGAAGTTCGCCTGATTGATCACCGCCGGATCGAGCGGGTTCAACAGCGACATCTGCGAGTCGCGCTCCGCAGCGTTCGGGAAGCGGATGCCCTCCTCGACCTTGGCGATGTAGTCCGGGTTCGGCGGCACGTCGTGCACGTCGGACTCGTCGTTGGTCAGGAAGTGATCCGCGCCCCATGAGGTGTAGCTGTCGGGGAGATTAAGCTCCTCCT